TACGTCGAGGAATACCAGCCGTTTTTCGACCATGAGGATCAGACGATAGTGCCCCATTGGGAAGAAGTGGGGATGTACGATGTCGATCCGGAAACGGGAAATCCGGGCGAGATGAACAAATTGTAACTACTAGGAGGAGTCGCGGCCTCATCTACCGCGACGGCTACCGCGAGCTATCACGCGGAGGAGAGACGAGACCATGAGAACTGCATACAGCCCGAAGCCGAAGAGTCACGAGGAATTGGCGAGCGAGCAGTACCATGACGTGGACGTGGTCGTGTCGCGGCGAGGCGACCGCTACCGCGTCCATGTATGCGAGTCCTGGGGGATCTGTCAGAGCTACGACGAGGAGCACGGCCGCCGTGAAGTCATTGGCCGCGGCTCGTCGATCGTGGCGGCGTGCCACGACCGCTACCGCGTCCATGTGTGCCAGTCTTGGGGGGCCTGTCAGGGCTACGACGAGGAGCACGGCCGCCGGGAGGTCATTGGCTACGGCCCGTCGATCGAGGCGGCGTGCCACAATGCGCGAGAGCATGCGGAGGCCGACATCAACCACAAGTATCTGATGCAGGCGCTATCGTTGGCTGAGGACGCTGCCGAGGAGACGATCGCCGACATCGACCGTAAGTAATTGACGCTTGACCGGGCCACCGAGTTTGCGGTGGCAACCTTCCCGTTGGGTTTGCAACGGGGCCTGTACGGGGTGTGCCGTGCGATGATGGAGGACGTATCATGTCCAAGCAACTTATCATCAGTCTCACCCTCCATGACCCGGAGGGGAACCGTCGCGGCAAGAAACGCTATGCCGTGACAACGAAGGCTCCCGTCGTCAAGGCCGACTGGCACAGCAACCGCAACATCCCTTGTCAGAGCGATCAATCATGGACTCTCCGGGTGTGGCAGCGGATCGAGGGGCGAGGTTACGTAGCCTCGCTGTCGGGATCTGGGCAGTGGCCGGATTACAGTGACCGCGGCACCTACACGGGTACGGGCGACACGGCCGAGGCAGCGCTGATGGATGCCTGGCGTGCGGAGTGCACGGACTGCACCGACTGGCTGAGATACCTTGGCCAGACGGAGGAGCTGCCCCAATCACTGTTATCCGCGTGCCAGGAGTACGATTGCCAGGCACGTTCACCATCCGTCGAGTAATTCTCCCACTTCCCCTTCCCCGGCTCTGCTTGCATCCGGGGAAGGGGATTTGCTTTTGCCTCCCAACGGAGAGAACCGATGAATGCTCGCTTTTGGGTCTACGCCAACGGCGGTCCCGTCAAGCTCACCTTACGCCCCGGGCAAGTATTGCATCATGCCGAGGGCGGCCCTGATGAAGAGGGTTACACGATCGACAGCACAACCTGGGAAATGCCGACAGACGAACCCGTGGTCTACCGGGAGTGGTCGTCTGCTAGCAGGGATTGTGATGGCGAATTGCGAATTTCCGGCAGCGACTGCTGTCCAATCGACCGTTTGGCCGAAGTCGAACCCTCCCATGAGTATGTGGGCGAATTGGCGTGGCCGGACTGGGCGGAGCATGAGCCGACGATGAGGTCGGAAACGCAAGAACGGCAGTACGTTGGCGGAATGGAAGTCCAGACTGGCGACGTGCTAGTGACCGGCCAAAGCGTGGTGTCTGTATTCCCCGATCAGTATCCAGGAGGCACACGCTATCTCGAAGCCACACTTGATGACGGCACGACAATGCGGTTCGGGCAGGAATTCCGTTATCTAGTGACTCGCAGACAGGAGACAGCATAATGTGCGAATTTCTATCCGGTGTAGTCACGATGGAACGGTACCCTCGCATACTTTGTGCCGATTTGCGGCACCATGAGCGTACGGTAGAGGCGTTCGGCCTCAAGCCGGAGACGTACCGGGAATGGGAGTGGATTGAAGATGACGACGGGGCTAGCCTCATGGTGCGTGCTATACCCGATGAAAATCCCAACGTGCTAAAGTCGGCCATCCTAGCGAAATACCCGACGCGGGAAAAGGTGCTGAATGCCTGTATCGCCCAAGCATTAGAGAGGGGTGGTTCACTAGACCTTAGCGGCCGTGCATTGCCTGACGGGCTATTACTACCCGAATCGATGGGTGGTTCACTCTACCTTTGCAATTGTAAGCTGCCTGCTGGATTGGTGTTACCCAAGTCAATCGGTGGCTGGCTTAACCTCAGCGGTTGCACATTGCCTGTCGGATTGACGATGCCTGAAACGATCGGTGGCTGGCTCGATCTCTGCAATTGCAAGCTGCCTGCCGGGCTGACGCTACCCAAGACGATCGGTGGTTCACTTGACCTCAGTGATTGCCTATTGCCTATTGGTCTGACACTACCCGAGACAATAGGCAGCACGCTCTATCTTCATGGCTGTACGCTAGCTGAGGGTTTAACACTGGACCTGAGCAAATATTGTGTGATCTGCTAGGCAAGAGGAGATATCATATGTATCGATTTCTGTAGTCAGGATACAACAATGAACAATTCAGATTGCGTCGAATTGCTGAGGGAACGGGGTGCCTGCCAACAGGCCCTCGTCTGGTCCGGCAACCGCCAACGAGTGAGAGGAAGGTGAAATGAAACGATGCAGCGTATGTGGATCTTGCAAAGTAAAGCACACACGACGGCTCGGTCCTGCCAGAAGTGGCAAAGTCGAGCATACTGACGCCGCAGGAAGGAAGGGTCCTGCCAAATGTGATGGCCCCGCAGAATACTACTGCCGCCGATGCTATGCGGAGGCACGAGTGCTCCGTGCCGAATCGTCTCGCTCGGCGAGAGTCCCGACTGGGAAGTAGGGGCATACAATGTCGATCCGGAAACGGGAAATCCGGGCGAGATGAACAAATTGTAACTACTAGGAGGAGTCGCGGCCTCATCTACCGCGACGGCTACCGCGAGCTATCACACAAACAGGAGATGAGAGATGGATGCCCATAGTGAGGAGACAATCGATCTCCGCGGCTGTAAATTATCAACAACCTTAAAGCTACCCGAGTCGATCGGTGGAGGACTCAACCTCAGCGGCTGTGTATTGCCCGACGGGGTGAAGCTACCCAAGTCGGTGGGCAAGTGGCTCGATCTTCGCGGCTGTGTATTGCCTGCCGGGGTGAAGCTGCCCGAATCGGTGGGCAAGTGGCTCGACCTCAGTTACTGCTCCACGTTGCCCGATGGTTTGATGCTGCCCAAGACAGTAGGCGATTCGCTTGACCTTCGCGGCTGTGTATTACCTGCTAATCTGACGCTACCCAAGTCGATCGGTGGAGGACTCGACCTCAGCGGTTGCTCATTGCCTGTTGGTCTAACGCTGCCCGAGTCAGCAGGCGGTTGGATTGACCTTCGCGGCTGTGTATTACCTGCTAATCTGACGCTACCCAAGACAGTTGGCGATTGGCTCAATCTTCACGGTTGCGTGCTACCCGACGATTTGAAACTGCCCGAGTCGATAAGCAGTTTCCTTGATCTCGGCGATTGCAAGCTGCCCGTTGGGTTGAAACTACCCAAGACAGTGGGCGCGTGGCTTGACCTTCGCGGCTGTGCGCTGCCCGTTGGTCTGACGTTGCCCGAGTCAGTAGGCGGCAAGCTCTATATCGACGGTTGCACACTAGCTGAGGGTTGTACGACTGTCGATCAACTGTATCGCTGCATTCATGCAGCGGAGGCTCACTAAAAGCGGCTAGAAGGAGTCCAATCTTGGAGAAGACCATGACAACTTTCAAAATCATGTTGGAGCTTGCAGTTGATGAACGCTGGCTCAAACGCTTTGCTCCAAACGAAGAGATTGCTGTTGGAAACACCGTTCTCGAACTGTTAGAGACCCCCGATTTCGTTCCAGACAGCCATATCGAAGTCAGACAGATTGACTAACCACGCCAAAACGAAGAGGTGTCGAAGTAGCATTTCACGGTTCACGGTTTTGTGTTTCTCAAGCATGAGGAGAGTAGAGATGAAAGGTCAGAAGAGTGAAGGTAGCGTAGATGTGGCGGCCGGGAAGCCCAAGGTCAAGAAGCCCAAGGTCGAGAAGAAGCCATTGGATCCGGCAACGCTTAAGCCGGAAGCGGCTGAGCACTTGGCGAAGGGTGATGATGTCAAGCACAAGTTGGAGGTAGCAGCCGAAGCCTTGGAGATCCTTGGACTCGAAGGTTCGGCCAGACGAATGTGGAAGGAGGCCGAGCGGGCGTACAAGGCGGCCGAGCGAGAGGCCCGACGTATCCAGAGAGACGGGACGAGGCGAGAGAGGGAGGCGGCCATCAGAGCGAAGAAGCAAGCGAAGATTGCCAAGCTACGGGAGCAGCTTGAGAAGCTGATGGCCGAAGATGCCGAAAACGCTGAGTCCGAAGCCTGAGTTACGACGAGCCGAAACGCCCCGGAGCAACTCCGGGGCGTCGCTGTGGTATGGCAGACCACGGCCCGATGATGGCAGGCCGAACGAAAGCAGTGGAAGGGAGATCTGAAGAAGATGAAGAGGACTAAGACACCAAAGGACGTAGCCCGCCTATTCATCCGGGGGTACAAAGCTATCTGTAGTGATGGTCGGTGGGAGAAGGAACTGACATTGCTTTGCAAAGATTTTGACGACATGTCTATGTTCCTCAGCATGGAGGCAGAGGAAGGAGATCCATCTGGACAGATCATGCGAGATGCGAAGTGGCTCGCCGATTTGTCCGATGCTTTGTTGGATTCGTTGCAGACCAATGAAGTTGTGAAAAGTCGGTAAGGGAGAAGTAACGATGGGTTGGAACAGCAAAGACGCCTGGCCGGAGCCGAACAAGCTGGTAGTCAGGCGTCGAGTGAAAGAAATCCAACAGCAGACGAAGACTGTTGAGCAGCAAGTTGAGGCTAGAACCAAAAAGATCAAGCAACTCCGCCGGCGGATCGCCGAGTTGGAGCGGGAGGAAAAGATGTCGACGCAAGCTATTCCAGATGTGAACGAAACGTTCTCCAGACTCTGCTCCGATATGCTCACCATCATGCAGGAGGAATGTGGGAGCGGCAGGGCTTGGCCCACGCCGGACGGTGTCTGCTGGCCGGATCGTCGCTTTCGCTTACGAGTGATCGGCCGTCTAGCCAGGAGCGGCTACACGCTCCGACGATTCGTGATCGAGCTGAAGCAGCGGACGAGCGAGCGGTGGGTGCGCTTCGGACCGTTCGGATTGTTGGAGCAGTTTGCCGAATGTTTGGAGGTCTGATCTCGTTGATGGAGACTCGGAGATGAAAACAGAAACAAAACAAAGACCATTGACTGTCCGTCGCCGCATTTGGCATAAGAACGAACCAAAGCTAGAGATGTTGACGACCAATGGCTGGCATCCGACGCCGACTTACGAAGCCGCTCGACGGTATGCCAAACGATATGGATACTCCGGCATTCGAGTGAGAGTGGTCTAGAAGATGATGATGAAAACAAAAACTCAGCCGATCAGCGGTCGATGCCCGGCAGTTGTGATCGAATACGATTGCCGAGATACTCGGAAGATGAAACGATTCGAGAATCCGTTCGAGGCCCGTCGGTTCTGGATTGCAAAGGACAAGGCGGGGAAGAATCCACGAGTGAGAAAGGGAGACCTGAGATGAATGTAGTAGAACGATTCCGGCATGCTCGTCGTGCCGGGGTGCCTTTGGTGGCAATCAACACGCCAGACCCGAGGGGTACGATGGAGATGTTGGCTATGCTGGCCAACAGTAAGAGTCCGATTGTATGTTGGGACTGCATTGCGGGACTGCGGCCAGTCAATGACGCCGGACGAGAGGCTGTTGCGGGGGTCAACGCTGAGCAGGCCGAAGGCAATCCAATCGGATTCTTGGAAGTGGCAGCGGACCTACCCGATGGCACGGTCGTTTGCTTTCTCCAAGCAGACGCTTGGATAAATGAGCCACCAGTGATTCAAGGTGTCTGGAATCTCCGTGAGCCATACAAGCGAAGTCGCAGAACGTTGGTGTTACTGGCCCGGCAAATTCGACTACCGATCTCCTTACAGGGAGACGTGGTGGTGATGGACGAAGACTTGCCAGACCGAGAGACTTTAGAAACGATCGCACGTTCAATGGACGAAGCTGCTACAGATGCCAACCCGGAACGGCCGAAGGTGAGTGATGGCACAATTCAGAAGATAGTGGACAACACAGTCGGACTGTCCGCCTTCCTTGCCGAACAGGCTGTAGCTATGAGCTTGCGAAAGGATGGGTTCGATTTCAAGATGCTCGCCGAGAATCGCCGGATGATGATCGAGCAAACTCGTGGCCTTAGTGTAGACCGTGGACGGGAGACGTTCGATGATATCGGTGGATTGGAGCAAGCAAAGCGATTCGGCTGCGCCTTGTTTGAAGGTCCTCACCCACCGGCTCTGGTCGTGCGAATCGAAGAGATCGAGAAGGTAATGGCTGGCTCGCAGGGGGATACAAGTGGCACAAGTCAAGACGCTCTCCAGGTTGTGCTCAACTCGATGGAAGACAATGATTGGGACGGCATCGTGGCGTTTGGTTGTCCTGGTGCTGGCAAGTCCCTATACTCCAAGACCCTGGCCAACACGTTTGGAGTGTTGAGTTTGGCACTGGATTTGAACGCAACGAAAGGGTCGCTTGTGGGGGAATCGGAAAAGTATGTACGGGAGGCTATGAGTGTGATCGAAGCCATCGGTGGAGATCGAGTGTTCTTCGTTGCCACAGCCAACCGACTGAACACGATTCCCGGAGAGTTACTTCGACGATTCCGAGGTGGGATTTGGATGTTCGATTTCCCAGGAGATGAGGAACGAGAACGAATCTGGCCAATCCACCTCGGTAAGTTCGACCTCGATGATGATGGGAGACCGGATGATCGAATGTATGCCGGTTCGGATATCCGAAACTGTTGCGAACGTGCTTGGAAAATGGGCAACACGTTGCAGTATGCTTCACAATTCATCGCTCCGGTTGGCAAGACGGCTCGAGAGGTGATCCGCGATGCTCAGAAGTTGGCCGATGGCAACTTCCTGTCTGCTTCTCAGCCTGGTCTGTATCGAGGACCCAAAGCCGAAAAGAAGGGACGGAGTGTGGAGGTGTGATTAACTTTCGCTATAGGAGACCTGAGTATGAAGAGTCAATTATTCGACAACACAGTGTGCTTGGCAGTGACGTTTCACCGTGCTGGTCAGCATCGAAGAGTGCGTCGAGGTGAGGCTGAAGTGGTCAATGCTTTCAATCAAGGCAAAAAGCCAGATCAGGACCGGTTTTCGATTGGGAAGAGGATTTTCGATAGCGAGCACTATCGAGCTGCGATGAGGATCGCCTATGAGTTTGATGTCTGGGTCCAGCGTCGATCGGTTCCCTGCCCTTTGAGGCGGGGAACACACTTGATCCCGATTGACTTGCTCGACGAGATCTGTGCTCGCTTAGATGAAGCTCAAGCCAGATATGCTACCGAAGCAGATGCTTTAGTGGCTGAATATGACGAGTTGAAGCAAGCCGCCCGGATGGGGCTTAAGGATCTGTATCGGGAAGCGGATTATCCGGCTCCCGAGCAGTTACGGCAATCGTTCTGGGTTGAGCGGCGGATGTTCGACTTCTCTCCGCCTAGCGAGACAAAGCTCAGCGAAGCTGTGTACCAACAAGAGCGGAGTCGTTGGCAGCAGACGTTCGCAGAGGCTGAGAATGAAGTGCGGCAGGCCTTGCGAGAGTCGATGCTGACGCTGGTGTCACATTTGGCCGAGCGGTTGGAGCCGTCGCCGGATGGGAAGAAAAAAGTCCTCCGCGACTCGGCCGTCGATAAGGTGGTGGAATTCTTGGAGTTGTTTGATCGACGGAACGTGCTGAATGACAAGGAGTTGAAGGCTCTGGTCGTTCGAGCCCGTCAAGTGCTGAGTGAAGATAGTGTGATGGCCGAAGCGCTTCGGCAGGACGGGGCCGTTCGCGAGATCGTCCGTCGAAGGATGGAGGAAGTCAAGACACGACTGGATGCGCTTGTTGAAAGCGGTCCGGCACGAGTGATTACTTTTGATGAGGAGGTCTGAACCATGCCATGCTGGGAAGTCAGGACGATGAGCGTTGAGTTCAAGGTCAAGCATGTAGCATTGCTGCGAGAGGCAGTCAAAGCTCTTGGGTGGTTTTACGAGAATATGCCTACCGGGTTGAGAGTCAGGGCATCAACTTCGGAGACATTCGAGATTGATTTCACATTGGGGAGAGCAGAGATACAGACAGAGCAATTGCCGCGGTTGAACCAACTCAAGCGGCAGTATAGCAAAGAGGCATTAAAGCGGGCCGCCAGGTTGCGTGGTTGGCAATTCAAGCAACAGTCTGGACAACAGCTAGCGAAAGGAGTACTTCGGAAATGAACGACAAGATCAAGTGGGAGATTCTCGAAGATGGCACAGTCTCGATCGAGACCGACCAGATAAGCGGGCAGAATCACTTGTCTGCGGACGAGTTGTTGGAAAGCCTTGCTGACATGCTTGGTGGCCCAGTGAAGATCAAGGAACGGAAGGGGCATATACACAAACATCGGCATGCTCAGCATGAGCAACTCCACCGTCACTAGGTTCTCTCTCGGCTTGTCTGAGGGATCGAAATACTTTAACGGAGGAGCCAACAGGAATGGAAACGAAAGAATCAGCAGGAATGGAAGAGACTTACCAGGACGTGGGGATGATGATCCACAGTGTCACCCACGCCTTTCTTCGACAGAAGGACATATCGGAAAGAGAATATGAGGAATGGCACGGTGAAGCATGTATGGCCTTTGCCAATGCCTATCAATCCTTTGACTTGAGACGAGAGATCAGGTTCACGACCTGGTTATGGCAATGCATCTGGTATGCTCTTTCAGATAAGCTTCGAAGAGACGCAGTGCACTGGACAACCCCTCGACTCAACGAGCAGGCAGCGTTCATGATGATCGAGAGTGGGTGTTCTAAGTCTGAGATAGAACTCAGACTTTGCATGCTGACGCAGGATGCCAAAACAGTGGTTGAGATTGTGCTCAGTACGTTTGGTCATGTGGATGAGAAAGAAGCAGACCCTGAAGAAATCCGCCTAGCTCTCTATGCCCTGCTTTCCAGCATGGGATGGTCAGCACGACGAATCGTTGAGTCGTTTCACGAGATTCGCGTTGCCTTAACAGAGTAGGAGACGAAAGAATACAGAACATGAAAGCCAGTCCCCTTCCGTATCAGCTTGAGTCGATCAAGCTGATAGACGATTTCCGTGGTCGTTGTCTGCTAGCCCACGAGATGGGTCTTGGCAAGACTCTCATCTCGTTGTGGTGGTGGGAACAACATGCCGAAGCTTGCCCTGGGTTAGTCATCTGTCCAGCTTCGACGAAGTATGTTTGGGAGCACGAGGCAGTGCAGAACTTGGGTATTCGTCCCTACGTCATTGAGGGGATGAAGCCAAAGCCTCTGCTCGGTGGCAAGCCGGAGCTAATCATCATCAACTATGACGTTCTACATCGGTGGGTGAGCCAACTCAAGCAATTTGGCTTCCGTTCGCTGTTCATTGACGAGTGCCACTATTGCAAGAACACTTCGGCGAAGCGGACCAAGGCCGTTCGAGCGATCGCAAAAGGAATCAAGCATGTGATTGCTATTTCTGGCACACCACTGCTTTCTCGTCCGATCGAGCTATTTCCGACACTACAAATGCTTCGTCCGAGTGTTTTCTCAAGCCGTTGGGCTTACGCTCACGAATACTGCAAGCCACGGTGGACACCGTGGGGTTGGAAGTATGATGGGGCTTCCCGTATCCCGGAGTTGCATGATTTGCTGGAGCAGTTGTGCATGGTCCGGTATTTGAAACGAGACGTGTTGCCAGAGCTTCCGGAAAAGAATCGACGGGTATTGCCGTTTGCTCTGACCAACGAAGATGAATACCGCGAAGCATCCGATTCATTCTTGTCCTGGATCGGGAGAACAAACCCGGCTCGATTGCTTACTGCGAAGCGTGCAGAGACGTTGGTGAAGTTGGGCGAACTCAAACGCCTGGCAGCCCGATTGAAACTTCGAGCCGTTGTGGACTGGACGAACGAATGGCTTGAGAGCTATCCAGACGAGAAGATCGTGTTGTTTGCAGTGCATCGAAAGATGATAGAAGCTCTGGCCCGTCGCATCATATCGAAATCAGTTGTAGTAGATGGTTCCATCACTGGGCGAAAGCGGAAGGTGGTGATCGACCAGTTTCAGCGAGATCGTAAAACGAGGGTATTCATAGGCAACATCCGAGCAGCCGGCGTCGGTATCACGTTGACTGCTGCAAGTACAATAGCCTTTTGCGAGTTGGATTGGGTGCCTGCCAATATGATGCAAGCCGAAGATCGAATCCACCGAATCGGTCAAACTGTGCCATCTTGGTGCTGGTATTTGGTAGCAGCCGGGACAATCGAGAGCCACTTGTGCGAAATCCTGGAGAAGAAGCAACGAGTGGTTTCTGGGGTGCTCGATGGTGATGACACTACGGACGAGTTGGACGTATACAAACAGTTGATGGAGGGACTTGCATTGAGAGGAGAAAAGAGATGAGTGTGAAATCCAACCCTCCCGATAATAGTAGGGGAGGGGAAAAGGAAAACTGCACAACTTTACTCGTGTGTGGCATTGCGGAACCTCTCAAGACGAAATTCAAACTGCACTGCGTTCGAGAGGGGGTGTCGATGAGTGAAGTGCTTGTCGAAGCTATTCGCCGATTGGTCGAGAACGACTAGCGAAGACAAAAGATGGACCTGAAGCAACTGCTGACTGAGCATGGCATTCGGTATGTCGAGGGTGGCACGCACCACCATGTCCGCGAAGATTGGTTAGGATTGGACTGTCCCTGGTGTGGGAGTGTTGGAAAGTATCATTTCGGCATCCATCTCGGCAGTCTCCAGGCTTCCTGTTGGCGGTGCGGACGAAAAGACTTGAGGGAAGCCCTCGTACTGCTCACACAATTGCCATCTTGGAAAGTTGGAGCCCTCGTCAGAAACTTCCCCAGGGCCCGTAGGATCGCACCCAAGACGCACATACGACGGGGAAGACTCCGAGTCCCAAGCGGATTGGAACCGCTGACGAAGAGACACAGAAAGTGGTTAAAGGGTCGGGGTCTCGATCCCGATCTGATGGTGCAACTTTGGGGCCTGCAAGGCATCTGCCTGTCGGCCAGACTCGGTTGGAGGATCTGGGCACCGGTGCACTTGGATGGCGAGGTGGTGTCTTGGACTACCCGTTCGATCGGTACTCAAGCAGGACGGTGGATTCATGCCAATCCGGAAGAAGAAGTATTGTCCATCAAAACTTTGCTCTATGGATGGGATTATGTGCGAGCGTCCGTCGTTGTTGTCGAAGGTCCGTCTGACGTTTGGCGAGTCGGACCTGGAGCCGTGGGTTTGTTTGGCATGGTGCCGACTGCGTCGCAGGCGTATCTGTTGTCTTCCGTTTCGCATAGAGTGATCTGCTTTGATCGAGAGCCAGCGGCACAACGTGCTGCTAGACGTCTGGCCGAGCAGTTACAGGCGTTTCCTGGAGAGACGCTCGTCATGGAGTTGGCTTCCGCCGATCCAGGCGAGGCCACCGATGAGGAAGTGGCAGAATTGAGATCGTATCTCGAGTGAGCACGAGGGAATTGAGCCGATGTATTCATACTACGGCACAAATCGGTGGATAACTGGCAGTATCCCGGCTGGTAGCAATCGGATGAATGCTGGCCGTACAGGCTGCATCAGGAAGTTGCAGACCGGCCAAGATATTGAGTGGCCTACACTACTCAATTCCAAATGGCAGTACAAAGATACGATTCCGACGAAGTGTCTGGCAATGTCTCAATGATGATGTGTACCCTATCTAGGAGAGAAATGATGAAATCTGTGACAATCTTTTTCGTGGGATTGGGGTTGGTGCTCGCCTTGATCGTCGGGCTTGTGGTCCGAGATAGGATCAACGAGGCCAAGGCAATGAAGGCCGTCGAGCAATTTCGCCAAGAGCAAGATGAAGCCCTGAAAGAAACAGAGCAGCAGTTTCAGCTCATGTTTGACAAGCTGAACGAAGACTGAACTCAGCCGAAGAGGGAAGTGCGATGGGAAACATCTACATCGACAATCGAGGATCTACCACCACCGCCGGTGGATGCTTGCCGGCGATCCTCTCGTTCTTCGTGCCCGGCCTCGGCCAATTGCTGCTGGGCAGGATCGGACGAGCGATCGGTCATTTCATCATTGCTCTGCTGCTTTGGCTGGTGCTGCTCGGCTGGATCGTCCACATCTGGTCTGCCGTGGACGCTTCGCGGTGAAGATATTTCTGGAAAATCCGCTAGGTAGATTTTCAATCTTCCCTTATAATGGGGATGTGCTTCGGGCACGGGTGTTGTGTCCTCTCTCGGGAGGCCCGCCCCGGAGCAGGGAAGAGGCCGCGTTGTGTTGAGGTCGGATTGGGTTCGGAAGGCTGGAGAAGCAGAGAGTAGATAATGATTGTCATCATCGCTTACAATCCGTCAGGAGGTCATCGTCTGTTCTCTGCAGGCTCTTGCACCTCCGAACCCAAGAGCCCACCCCGGCTGCACAACCGGGGTGGGTTTCTTTTTTATCGTATTATCATGTAGGGAAGGGATCATGCAGCAGATGAGATAAAACCGACGGTGGACGGGTGAAATGAAGCTATTTGCTTGCTATTGAAAAAGGAAAGGACGGTTTGCACAATGGGACAAGAATCAATCGGCACGCCACCATCTGTCGAGGAAAGGCATGAGAAAGGATTCAACGGGATCTACATCCCGTGGCACGTTTTCGAGCTGATTGAGCTGAAAAAACTGAAAGCAATAGACGTCTTGATACTGTGCACGATTCATTCGTTGTGTCACAAAGGTCGAGGATGCTTTGCATCGAATGCCTACTTGGGCAAGTGCGTTGGAGTGAGTGAGAAGCGGGCTAGCGAAATCATATCAAAACTGCGGCAGTTGAATCTTGTCATGACCACTGCCTACGACGGAAGGCGGCGGACGCTGCAAGTAATTTACAACATGAACCCGGCGGAGTTGCAACGAGAGACTCCCGAAAAACGGGGAGTCAGACTCCGAAAGACTCCCGAAAAACGGGGAGTCAGACTCCGAAAGACTCCCGAAAAACGGGGAGTCTGGTTCCCGAAAAACGGGGAGTCTGGTTCCCGAAAAACGGGGACAGAGATTATAAGGGGAGAGTCCTCAGAAAGAGATCAAGATCATAAGTCTATGTCCGAGGGAAAACCCTCGGACCGAACAAGCGAGACTTCATCTCTTTCAGACGAAGGAAAACAAGCAGTTTCTCCGTCGTCTGAAAGCAATGGCTCGCATCGTCGAAGAAAGAAGAAAAGGCAGCCGTCGGCGTGGGATGAAAGAGCAGCCCACAAGTTCGCCGAAGTGGTGAAGACCTATCGTAAGGTTCAAAAGAACAGTGATCTGCGTCAGTGGGCCAACGTCTTTCGCCAGATGAGGGAAGTAGATGGCACGTCGAAGAAAGACATCGGCGAGACAATCGTATGGTACAGAAAGCACATCGGGGAAGATTATGTGCCGGAGGCGTTTTCTGCTGCTACATTTAGAAAGAAGTTCAACGAGGGAAAGTTCAAATCTGCCATGCGGCGATCGCAGAATGGTTCTGCTTCTAACGGTCGTCGCCGTCTCACCCGCGAGAACATGTGGAACGATCCGGATAATATACTCCCGTGTGGTATCTTGAAGATCGAAATTGGACGGGACGGTCGAGAGTACGACGGGTTGCTGCTGCACAAGATTCGCCGTCGTGTGTCGGAGAGATTCGGCCGTGGCCGCCCGCTGCCGGAGGAGTTGAAGATGTTGCTGGAGGAAGAGTTCCCGGGCGTAAAAGATGTGACGCCCTCGATAATAGGGGCGGTTCAGTAGTAAGTAGGGTCGATTCGTGGATGAATTTCAGATGTCTTGCTCGCGGATGACAGTATTGGTCGTGGTAGATCACTCTGGCAGGATCGTCGAAACGGCTCCGATTGTGCAAAAGTTTGTCGGGCAGGGATTCGACGACTTGCGAGGGTGGATGCAGAAGATTGGTGGAAGTGTAAGAGTGACAAGATTGGGAGGAGAGTAGGGTGAGAGGGCAAAACGAGTCGCGACGAGAGATTGAAGAGGGGTTGGTAGAATTGCCGGAAGATGGAGAATGGGAAGACGAGGAATGGGAAGAAGAAGAATGGGAAGAATCCCAAGGAGACTGATGGTCCTTAGTTGTTTTCCCCAAAGGGGGGTCGATCCCCTGGTTTCGATTCTAAGGGGTTTCTCGAGGCTCCCCTTCCCCCAAGACCTTTTCGGAGAACACCCGCCCAGAATCGAAGCCAGGGGAAGGGTGGCGACGATAGAAGAGGTTAAGTAGCAGTAAGGGAGGGAATGACGTTGAATGAAGACTGTGCGATACAGCGGAGACGTTGCCAGACGAGTACTGATCGGCATGGTCACCGATCGTACGGTCTGTGCGAGGGTAGCTTCGCGGTGGACTCTAGATGGCCTCTTTGCCAACCGGTGGGAGAATATGGTGGGGGCTTGGTGTGTAAGGCATTTTGCTCGGTATGGCCAGCCGATTGGTCGGGCTATCGAGGCGACGTTCCAAGAATGGGCGGACAAGAGGACGGACGAGGAGACGATCAGACTGGCCGAGCGATTTCTCAATGCTTTGAGCGACGAGTACGATCGAGAGGATTGTTTGGCTTCGGATTATCTGCTCGATCAGGCAGGACGGCATTTCAATGCAGTACGGATGAGACGTCTCATGGAGGAAGTAGAGACGGACATCGAGTTGGGCCAAGTGGACGACGCAGCCGAGCGACTCCAATCGTTCCGCCGGGTGGAGTTGGGACTTGGCTCTGTTTGCTCTCCAGCTTTGGAGTTTGGGCTGTGGGCGGATGCTTTCGATTCCGAGCAAGCTCGCCCGTTAATCGAATATCCGGATCCGTTCGGCGAATTCGTCGGCGATGTGTTCTCCCGAGATTCGTTTGTCTCGATTGTTGGAGCTTTCGCACGAGGAAAGTCGTGGTGGTTGCAGGACATCGTCTTTCGGGCCGTCCGGCAAAAGCGGCGGGTGTTGATGGTGGATTGTGGGGACATGACTCGTCGTCAGGTGTTGAAGAGGATGGGACAACGAGCTGCTCGGAGACCGAAGCGAACAATGGTTGTGGAATGGCCTGTCCGCTTCGAGTCTATAGAAGAAGGACCGATAATAGAGAAGAGGAAGTTGAAGGCGGTCGGGGCGAGAGAAGCGTTTCGAGCGTGGAGTCGATTTGATAGAGTAGGGAGGTTTCGATTGGAAGTTCATTCGTCCGGATCATTATCAGCAGAGCAGCTCGCAGCTCATGTCGCGAATGGAGAGCGAGAAGGATGGGTGCCGGATGTCGTTGTGGTGGACTACGCTGATCTTCTCGCTCTCCCTCGCGGCATGGAAAAGAGAGACGGGATAGATGAGACATGGCGTCGATTGCGAAGAATGTCACAAGATTTCCATTGTTGCGTTGTGACAGGCACGCAGGCAGACGCTGCTTCCTATCGAGCCGGCTTGGTTCGGGCTGGAAATTTCTCTGATTCGCGAACGAAGAATGATCACGTTACGGCTGCTTTCGGGCTGAATGTTGGAGACGAAGATAGGGAAAAGGGTGTGACTCGTGTGAACTGGTTGAAGCGACGAGACGAAGCGTTCTCGGAGAATTGGCAGGTGCATGTGGCAGGTTGTTTGGCTGTCGGTTGTCCGTTGGTGGTGAGTTGCAGTGAATGATCGGCTCCGTGGTGGAATGACAGACATAGGGCGAGACGCATGATGGTAATCGTCCTGCCTTTGGGTTCGCGAAGATCGTGCCCTTAACAGGTTGCAGGTGCAAGTCCTGCCGGAGCCATTTGGACAGACGAGGGATTTGTGTGGGTTGAGTTTCGGTGTAGCCCCACACTGGGAGGTAATAGGGAGTGGAGTAAGGCCGGAGAATAAACCGGCGCCAGGTCGATACTCGTGTAGTTTGTCCTGTTTTGGTTGGTTCCATGGTTTGCGCATACACAGGAGAACAAAATGAGGGTGAGTACAGAAGATGCTGTTGCCATCTGCCAGGATTATGGATTTCTAACGGCAGATGGATGGACGGAAGAGAAGCTGTCGAAGAAGTTGGGTGAGCTGGTGCAGCTCTACCGCTCCGGCGAGTTTGAGGTAGGGGATAACAGATTGGAGGACCTGTTGAAGCAATTGGCTGTGGCAGATGAGGCTGGAGAGCAGTTGGAGATCGGTGATGGAGAGGATCTTGGTCCGAAAGATGAAAAGGCTGTTGTTGAGGGCTGTCCGTTGGGAATTAACGATCGCGTGATCGTGCGGGATGGTGATGTTGATTGGAAGGGGATCGTGGACGAGGTTCTTGGGCCGGATTATGTGATGGTCCGTGATCGGGCAGGGGAAACTTGGGAGGTGGCAGTGGAGACGTGTGAGCTGAAGAAGCGAGCTTCCGAGAGCGAAGTTTCCGAGCCGACAGTTGAAAAGTCTGAGCGGGAACGGAAGTCTCCGAAAGATGAGGATGAAGCGGAGATCCGTAGTCTTCAGGAGCGCATTCGGGCTTTGAAGAAGAAGAAGAAGAGGAATAGTGGAGGCAGGAAGACGAAGCCCAAGAAGTTGCGACGGGATGAGATCGCCATCCGTGTGCTGCGAGCGCATCCAGAGGGGGGCATTTTAGAGCATCTGGCTGAGGAGGTGGAGGAGCGGTGGGAGAAGCAGGGACGTCAGGCCAATCTCCAAGCGTCGACATCGACGCTCAAGCGATTGGTGAAAGCCGGCATTTTGTTCGGACTGCTCAAGATGGACGGGAGGAAGGTGTTGTGGATCGATTCCGAGTGACGAGACGATTCGAGTTTGACTCTGCCCATCGGCTCTGCGGTTATGATGGGCCGTGTGGACGAATACATGGCCATCGTTACGTGTTGGAAGTCACGTTGGAAGGGCAGGGTCTGGACGAGATGGATATGCTTGTTGACTTTGCACAAATCAAGTCTCTGGTGCAACCTTTGATTGATGGATGGGACCACAATTCTTTGCTTTGGCACGCCGATCCGTTATGCGAAAAGGTAAATGCCGTGGTGCCGTTGTCTTCGCAGCCGACAGCGGAGACAATAGCCCGGCTGGTTTGGTGGTTCGTCGTCGAAACTATGGAGTGGGCAGAGATTAAGGGTGTTCGTTTGGTGAACGTCCGACTTTATGAGACTCCTGATTGTTGGGTGGACTACAGCGATGTCTGACGTGATGGACCTGACGAATCTGTCGTGCGGTATGTCTTATGCTGATCAGTATGGGAAGTGGCTTGAGTTGTTCAAGCGGGTAGCGGAAGCTAGGGATATCCAGGTGATGAACTCACCAAGATCGTGGCGACCGCTGCTTCTGTATTTGGGAGCAGATACGTTTGGAGAGCGAGTCCATTTTGTGGAAGACGAATTGGTTGGGGACACACAGTTAGGATTTGCTACGGCCGAGCGGAAAGGTATGGAGCGAGAGTATGTGGAGAGCGTGTGCTCACTTCGGCCAGAACTTGCGGACGCATTGTGGAAGAGCGATTGTCAGTGGCAGACGGTTGGCCGTCGTCACACTATGAAGAGGGAATTCGTAGTGGCCAATTATCTTGCCTATTATCGACCGGAGATCTTGGAATATTTGACTCTGCTGGAGTCGTATGAGAAGCCGAATCATGTGCAGAACTGCGTCGTGACGAGTTGTAGTGCAGACAAGCCTTATCCTGCAGTGTTGCACAAAGCTATAGCGTCAGTGCTTCCAGATGATTCGTGGCATCAAGTTATTGCGACGGGCGTTCTAGGCGTCGTGCCACAAGAGCTTTGGAGTCGGATGCCATTATACGATTCTGGTGTTGCTAACAAGTGGCGATGCCAAGTAGCATGGGAAGGCTATTTGGCAAAGACTTCGTATCGTAGGGTTGTTCTCTATACGGAGTTCTATGCTTCGTGTGTGATGCGTGCTGCATCACACATGATAGCTGCTGGTTCAATAGAGGCCGTGCTGCCAGTTGGAGGTCAGAATGACTACGTAGATTTGGTTGCACCGGAGTGGCTAGGGCGTTTGGAAGCTGTGCTTCAAGTAGAGCCGCCTCGTGCTTCTGCTCGATTTCTTTTGTGAATGGGAACGGATGAATGAAGAAGAGCGTTTTAATCTACTCTGGTGGTTTGGATTCGACAGTGCTACTTTGTTCACTGCTGGATGAAGGGCGGCAGCTGAAGGCATTGGGATTCGACTATGGCCAGCGGCACAAGCGAGAACTGGCTGCGGGAGCGTCGATAGCGGCAGATCTTGGCGTCGACTATCGAGTCGTCGAACTCCCATTGGGTTCACTCTTAGTGTCAGCCTTGACTCGTCTGGAGTTGGACGTGCCGGAGGGACATTACGAGGATGAGAATATGAAGCGTACTGTAGTACCGAATCGGAATATGATTATGCTTGCTATAGCGATCGGCTACTGCTCGAGCATCAAATTCGATTCAGTTTGTTTTGCTGTTCATACTGGGGACCATGCTATCTATCCAGATTGTCGACCTGAGTTTGTGGCAGCCATGAAGAAAGTTGCTCGACTTTGCGATTGGCGATCGATAGAGGTCGAAGCTCCGCTTCTTAGTTTGTCGAAAGCGGACATCGTCGTTTTGGGTTCTCGTATATCAGCACCTTTCGCACAGACATGGACTTGCTATCTAGGATTAGACAAGCATTGCGGGAAGTGTGGTTCGTGCATCGAGCGGCGGGAAGCATTCATGCTGGCGGGAGTAGAAGACCCAACGCAGTATATCGCATAGGGAGTGGATATGCATCTCATGATGGAGTACACGTTCCATGCTAGTCACTGGAACGAAGAGTTCTTCGAAGTTGAGAAGATCTATCAAGCACATGCTTTCGAGTTATTACGGAATCAGCATGGGCATTTATGGACTGTGAGGGTCGACGTGAGTGGTGATGCTCCGGGTGGTGTTGTATGCGACTACAATGATGTGCAAGCCCTGATTCATACGTTGGATTTCACTTTTCTACCGCTTCACCCTTTGACGTTAGGGTATCTGGCTGCTCGCGAGGGAGTGACAGTAGAGGAGTTGATGCTTCTACCAGTCTGGGGAACGTGTGGAAAGTTGGAGGTGTTGCTTGCTGCTCTTACGAGAAGATTGGCGAGCTTGATCGCTAGACCTGGCTTGAAGCAGATGGTAGTGCATCTGTATGAGACGGGGCCGGAAGCGGCAAGAAATGTTAAGTCTCTAAGTGCTAGCGAGTTGGTGGTATTCGATATGGATGGGAAACCGAGCTATGTCTGAGTTGCTGGAAGTTGTGGATATTTGGAAGACAATCCAAGGGGAAGGCCCCTTTGTGGGCCATCCAGCAGTATTTGTCCGCCTTGCTGGATGTAATCTGAGTTGCCCGTGGTGTGATACAGATCATCAGACGGGCAAGCAACAGATGTCTCCGCAGCAGATCTGCGATAGAGTAGACATGCTAGGGGACAATGCCCGTCTTGTAGTGGTGACCGGAGGGGAGCCTTTTTTTCAAGATGGAGTCTGTGATCTGTTAGCAATGCTCGCTTTGTATCATGCGGTGCAGGTAGAGACGAATGGGACGATTTATCCGTTGGAGAAAGTGCCTCGGTCGGTCAAAGTTGTCTGCTGTCCAAAGCCGGAGAGTAAGGTCAGTCCGCATTGGCGTTACCGAGTCGATGCGTGGAAGTACTTGGTGCAGGCTGGCTGCTTGTCGGGTAGAGGATTGCCGATGGACGTTGAGCCCCCACCTGGAGGTGTGCCAGTTTACTTGCAGCCGATGGATGAGCGGGATGATGAGAAGAATCGGCAAAACCTTGAGGAGGCAGTCCGGGCTTGCCTTAATTGTGGGTATGTGCTCAGTGTCCAGCTACACAAGATTATAGGGGTGGAGTAGGAGATGAAGGGATGGCTACACTTGAGCTGAGTTGGGCGGAAGTGATCGAGCGGGCAGAGAAGCTGTCGAGGAGAATACCAGACCACTCGTTCATCTACCCGATCCCTCGTGGGGGTATGTTTGCTGCGCTAGCTATCGCCGCTGTCGATAGAAGGAGTTGCTTTACGATTGTGGCAAAGAGGGAGCAAGCGACTGCCTATGTGGATGATGTTGTTGATTCGGGGGAAACGCGAAGGCGATATGCAGATAAGCCGTTTTACGCTCTCGTGAACAAGCCAGTCGAGGGTATCGGTGAGTGGGTCTCGTTCCCGTGGGAGAGAATAGATGGAGAGGTGGCGGGCCCTGAGGAGAACATCCGGCGGTTGATTGAGTATATCGGAGACGATCCAAATCGGGAGGGATTGCGGGAGACACCACAGCGAGTGATTCGTAGTTACGATGAACTCTTCTGTGGCTATTCTCAAGATGCTTCTCGTGTGCTGAAAGTGTTTAATGATGACAGTTGTGATGAGATGGTGGTGGTTAAGGACATCGAGGTATACTCGATGTGTGAGCATCACATGCTGCCGTTCTTCGGTCGTTGTCATGTGGCGTACATTCCAGATGGCCGGGTCGTAGGAGTGAGCAAGCTCGTGAGGCTGGTAGAGATCTACGCTCGTCGCCTCCAAATCCAAGAGCGTTTGTGTGAGCAAGTGACCGAAGCTTTGGACAAACATCTGAAGCCGAAGGGTTCGGCGTGTGTGATCGAGGCAGTTCACTTCTGCATGACGAGCCGTGGAGTGCAGAAGCAGCACTCGAAAATGATCACGTCGAGCCTTACTGGGGGGTTTCGTGTTGCAGAAACTAGGATGGAATTGTTTGGCTCTCTGCAGATGGCATCGAGAGTACGATGAGTTTGATTTTGGATAGTGGCGCTTATTCAGCATGGACGAGTGGGACCGAGATTTCGCTGGATGACTACATTTGTTTCTGCAAAGATCATCCTGAAATAAGCTACTATGTCTCTCTCGATGTCATCTCTGGCAAGCCTACGGATCGTAAAGTCAGACGAGAAGTAGTGGAGGAAGGAAGCGATCGGAGCTGGAAGAACTACCAGAGAATGATTCGGGAGCTTCCTTTTGAGAAAGTGATCCCTGTTTTTCATCAAATCGATTCTCTACGCTGGTTGGATCGCTATCTGGGGTTTGGCGTGCCTTATCTTGGGATAAGCCCTAACCAACGGTTCAGTTCGAAGCTTCGGCTAGATTGGTTGTTGTATACGGTGAAGCCTCGACTCCCATCAGCACTGAAGACGCATGGATTTGGATTCACTTCACTTGATATGTTGGCTTTGGGATGGACGTCAGTGGATTCTGCCCGTTGGATACATATGGGTGCTATGGGATCGATACTAGTACCGAAGAGGACGAGAGGACAATGGGATTTCTTGAAGACACCGACGCAAGTGGCCGTTACGAGTAATCAAAGCAGGGGATTTACTGGAGCGGCGTTGTTTGATGGGGCGTTGTACAGCGTGGCGGATACGAGATATCCTCACTATTCGAGCTTGACCCCTTTAGTGCGAGCTGAGTTTGATGAGTGGTTGCTGGAGAACAATATGTCACTTGGGGATTTCGAGATTGTGGAGGTTCCTGATAATTACAAGCTCATACGAAAGCGGGGTGGTTGGAGTGAATGCTTCGTGGGTCCGAGGACGATAGTTCGGCCGACGAAGGCTGGTGTTGTGTCGAATCATCTTTGTCGAAAGTGGATGAACATGATGTTCACGATTAGGCTAGCGGAAGTAATTCCTGTAGAGAAGCTGTACTTCGCTGGGCATACTGGGTACTTTTCTTCGAGGAGATTTGAAGAGCACATGCCGAATCGGTTGCTATCGTATTTCTACTGGCTCAGGCGAGGTTCGGAAATCAGCAAGACGTTTGAGTATCATTTTGCTCGAATGCGAGAGGAGCAAGCAGATGTTGGTTCTCAGCCGGAAGAAGAACGAAAGTATCGTCATCAACGATGACATCACGATCGTCGTGGTGGAGATTCGGGGGGACAAGGTGCGTCTCGGGGTCGAGGCTCCGAAGGAGGTGCCCGTCCATCGGAAAGAGGTTTTTGATGCCATCCGTCATCAGGAGGGAGGTTTGGGTCGATGATTATGCTAAAGCGGGATGAGTTACTCAAGAGTTTGGCGGCGGTTGAGGCCGGGCTTTCGACTCGGGACATCATTGAGCAGTCTTCTTGCTATGTGTTTCAAGGCGGGAGGGTTTGGACATTCAACGATGATGTGGCATGCAGTGCTAGTATTCCCTCTGTGATGGAGGGGATGGAGTGTGCCGTGCCGGCCATTGAACTCCGCAGTTTGCTGCTCAAGCTCGACGACGAGAACATTGATGTTAGTCTTGAAGGTGGTGGCTCGGCGGACATAGGACAGCTCGTTTTGAAGACGAAGCGGCGTCGAGCGGGGTTGAGAGTCCAGACGCAGATAATCTTACCGGTGGGAGAGGTTGGTCTGCCGGATTCATGGGATAATATGCCGGACGGATTGCTGGAAGCGATTGAGACCGTTCAGGGCTGTGCTAGTGGAGATGAATCGGCGTTTGTGCTGACTTGTTTGCATTTGACTCCAGCAGGGATCGAGGCGAGTGATTGCTTCCAAGCTATCCGGTATCGTTTGAAGACTGGTCTAGAGGGACCTGTATTGGCGAAGCGAGATGAGTTGGTGAAGATTTCCAAGTTGGGGGTGGAAGAATGGGCTGTGACGGATTCATGGATTCACTTCCGCAATTCGGCCGGTTTGGTGGCGAGCTGTCGTCGATGGGATGAGAGGTTCCCGAATCTGTCGCCATTCTTTGAAGTCAGTGGACAAGAGACTTCTTTGCCTAAGAGCCTCGTTGAAGCGGCAAACAAGGCAGAGGTTTTCGTTGATTCCAAGCAAGATCTGGCGGGATTGGTGGTGGATTTGAACTCCTCCCGTTTGTTGCTGCGTGGAGAAGGTCCTCTGGGATGGTATGAAGAGCGGCAGAGGACGAGCTATTCTGGTGAGCCGTTGCAGTTCCGGATTGCTCCGCGATTGCTGCGAGAAGTTTGTGGACGATCTGAGCAATGCGTGATCGGACGGGACAAGTTGTATGTAAGCGGGGATCGGTTTGTGTATGTGAGCTGTCTAGTTGTCGAAGAGGAGAAGTTGGATTGATGCCATTGTTCTCGTCTTCCGTTCTGGGCTCGGAGCCTATCGATCCGCGGTTGGCTCGTTGTGGGAGATGCGGACTCCACGCCGGTTGCCGATCGCCGAAGATGTCTGTCACTGGCGAGGGGAGGATGGGTGTGTTGGTGGTGGCCGAAGCGCCAGGGCGGGAGGAGGATAAGCGAAACACCCAGTTAATCGGACCTGCCGGTCAGACACTCCGACGTTATCTGAGAGAGTTGGATGTGGATTTGGACCGAGATTGTTGGAAAACGAACGCCGTGATTTGCTATCCAGGTCGCAATCCGACGGCGGAGGAAGTGCGAGCTTGTCGGCCTAACTTGTTGAGGGATATTCGCGAGTTGGAACCGAGGATGATCCTACTGCTCGGTGGTTCGGCGGTATCTTCGTTGATCGGATGGCTGTGGCGAGAAAATCCGGGCAAGGTGGGACGGTGGGTGGGGTGGAGGATACCGAGCCAGCGACTCAATGCTTGGGTGTGTCCAACTTACCATCCATCTTACGTGATGCGTACTGAGAATACTGGTGAGTGGACAAAAGACAGAGAGCGGATGCGAGTTGTCTCCGTCATGTTTCGTGAGCATCTGCGACGAGCGTTCGAGTTGAAGGGAAGACCGTGGTCGGAGCGACCGAAGTTTGAGAAGCGAGTGCGGATGTTACTGACTGTTGAAGAGGCGGTGAGAGCCGTAGATTCGTTTCCCTGCGGTAAACTCGACGTTCCGGTGGCTTTCGATTTTGAGACGAACATGCTCAAGCCGGATTCTGAGCAGGCTGAGATAGTTTCCTGCTCGATGTCGAATGGTGTAGAGACGATAGCTTTTATGTTGCATGGGGCTGTGTCCGATGCATTCAAGAGGTTTCTCCGCTCTTCGGTGCCGAAGATTGCTCACAATGCAAAGTTCGAGGACCGCTGGAGCCGTCGGGTGTTGAAGACTCCGGTGAGACGTTGGCACTGGTGCACGATGCAGGCGGCCCATGTGCTTGACAATCGGCGGGGGATTTCGGGGTTGAAGTTCCAGGCGTTCGTTCGCCTTGGGCAGGAAGCATACGACGATCATGTGGCTCCGTATCTGGAGGGCAGTTCCAATCTGCCGAATCGGATTCGACAGCTCGATGTGCGGGATTTGCTCTTGTACAACGGACTGGATTCGCTGCTGGCTTGGCGTTTGTATCGTAAGCAAGAGGAGGACTTCCGATGAAAGATTGCTTTTCGCCGAAGTGTTTGGCGTTCTGGCAACCGACTGCGGACAAGAAGTACACACCCGAACGTCCATCGTTGTATGTTCTCCGTCTTCGGAGCGGCCCGAGGCGCAGAGTTACGACTAGGAAGAGAGTGGGGAGGTGATGGATGAAAGATCTGAGGCAGCGGGTCTGTTTGAAGTGTGGGAAGAAGTTTCCCAGTAGGGGACCTGGCAATAGGATATGCAAGGGGTGCAAGTCAAAGAATCGAAATGCGTACGTGCCGGTAAAAGCCAGTGGGGTGATGCGAGCGATAGAGAAGAGGACATGAAGGCTATTCGGGAGGATGCACGGAGATTGATGCTTGATGGGGCTCTTGCCTTGTCTCGCGTTGAGGAGAGCGGTATTCGGATCGATGTAGATCTGCTAGATCGAACGATAGCAAAGGTTAGTCGCCGTATCGAGGCTCTGACCGAAAGGCTGAAAGACGGTGAAGAGTGGGCAGAGTGGCGTCGAGCGTTTGGCTTGAAGGCATCGTTGGGTTCTCGTTTGCAGTTGAGTAAGGTGTTGAAGCGGATGGGGCATGAGTTGTCTGGTGAGAAGACTCGATCGGGTAGTCGGGAGAAGACAGACAAGCTATCGTTGGAGAGGTTGGATATACCTTTTGTGCGAGACTATCTGGAGGTGGAGAAGCTGAAGAAGCTGCATGGCACGTATCTTCTCGGCGTTCGTCGGGAGGTGGTGGATGGGTTGCTTCGACCGTTCTTCAATCTTCACACGGTGGTCACTTATCGTTCGAGTTCCGATCGTCCGAACTTCCAGAACGTTCCGATACGGGACAAGATGATTGGCAAGTTGATTCGGCAATGCTTCGTTCCTCGGAAGGGGCATGTCTTGGTGGAGGTAGATTTCAAGCAACTCGAAGTGTCGATCAGCACGGCTTACCACCGTGATCCGAGGATGATCGAATATCTGGAAACGGGTTACGATTTTCACCGATCTTTGGCTGCTGAGCTGTACATGCTTGAAGAGGGTGAAGTCAGTGCGGATGTTCGGTACTGTGCTAAGAACAGATTTGTCTTTCCAGAATTCTACGGAAGCTATTTTGCTCAGTGTGCCTTGAGTTTGTGGGAGGCGATAGACTCGATGGAATTGAGGACGGTTGGAGGGAGGCCGTTGAAGGAGCACTTGGCCGAGCAGGGGATTGTCAGATTGGGGGAGACCAGATCTGATTGGCGCAAAGGGCGGATTGAAACTGAAGGCGGTACTTTTACGGGTCATGTTCGCGAAGTGGAGCGGGTGTTTTGGAGTGAGCGGTTTCCGATCTATGCCGAATGGAAGGAACGATGGTGGCAGAAGTATTTGAAGCGGGGTTGGTTTGAACTGCTGACCGGCTTTCGGGAGGACGGGCTTTACAAGCGGAACGATGTGATCAACCATCCTGTGCAGGGATCTGCTTTTCATGTTCTGTTGTGGAGTTTGGTGGAGATGGTCAAGTGGTTGTCAAAGAATAAGATGCGTTCGATGGTCGTGGGGCAGATCCATGATAGTATGTTGTGTGACGTGCATCGAAGTGAGTTGGACGACTTCTTGGTGAAAGTACGAGAGATAACGTCTGTTCGGTTGCGGGAGGCATGGCAATGGATAGTCGTTCCCCTCACTGTGGACGTAGCGATTGCTGAGGAGAACTGGTTTGAGAAGAGGAGTGTAGAGGTTGAGATATGAGTGGGACTCAACGCCGAGAATTAGGAGGAGGAGGATGATTGTTGAGTGAGTCGAACGGAGATTATGCTGCATTCTTGGCGAGGAAAGCCCAGATGCGGGCGGATTGCGGGTTTGAGCCTTTGTGGATGCCGGATTTTTTGTTTGGCTTTCAGCAGGTACTCACTGAGTGGGCCTTGCGGAAGGGGCGGGGAGCGATCTTCGCCGACTGTGGGCTGGGAAAGACTCCGATGTCACTCGTTTGGGCGGAGAATGTTGTCAGGAAGACGAATCGTCCAGTGTTAATCCTGACGCCGTTAGCCGTTGCTCGTCAGTTCGTTCGGGAGGGAGAGAAGTTCGGCATCGAGGTGAAGCTGGCTAGGGACGGCAGGGTGAGGAAGGGGATCAATGTAGTTAACTATCAGATGCTTCACCACTTCGAGCCGAGGGACTTTGCGGGGCTGGTGTGTGACGAGTCGGGAGTGTTGAAACACCACGACGCAAAGACTCGCAGAGAGGTGTCGGAGTTTGCTTTGAAGGTGAGGTATCGACTGCTAGGTACGGCGACACCAGCTCCGAACGATTATATGGAGTTGGGCAATTCGTCCGAAGTGCTTGGTGTGATGGGCTATTCTCAGATGTTGGCCATGTTTTTCGTGAATGATGGTGACACGACGCAGAAGTGGCGGTTGAGGGGACATGCCAGAAAGAAGTTTTGGCAGTGGCTCTCGGGTTGGGCTAGGGCTGTTCGGAAACCGAGTGATCTTGGATTTGAAGATGGCGAGTTCGTATTGCCGAAGCTGATTGTCAAGGAACACTTTGTGCCCAGTGGAAGAAAGCCAAAGGGGTTGTTGGTGTTGCCGGCAGCCAACTGGGCGGAGCAGAGAGCTGAAAGAAATGCTACAGTAAGGGAGAGGTGCGAAAAGGTGGCTGAGCTGGCCCCGACGGATCGACCGTACATTGCGTGGTGTCACTTGAATGCTGAGGGAGATTTGTTGGAGCGATTGATCCCGGATGCAGTGCAAGTAGCTGGGAGCGACGAGGATTCTAGGAAGGAGGCAGTGCTGAACGACTTTGCTATGGGCAACGTTCGCGTGCTGGTGACGAAGCCGAAGATCGGAGGCTTTGGATTGAATTTTCAGCATTGCTCTGACTTGAGTTACTTTCCGAGCTATTCATGGGAGCAATGGTACCAAGTTGTGCGTCGGTGTTGGCGGTTTGGGCAACGGCAGGAGGTGAAGGTCAGCATCGTTGCAACGGAATCCGAGTCCAAAGTGAGCGAGGCTATGTGGAGGAAGGAAAGGCAGGCAGTAGTTTTCTACGATTCGATAATAAGGGAAATGAATAAGTTTCAAGCAGTGGATCGAAAGACGGCGATTCGGAGAGATGTGGTGAAGGTGTGCGTGCCTGCATGGCTGGGAGAGGGATAATCATGGTGGCGAAGAAACAGAAGATCACGAAGGTGTTTGCTTTGTACTGCGGAGATTGCTGCGAGGTGCTGCCGAGCTTGCCGGAAGAGTCTGTCGGTTTGAGCGTTTTCAGTCCTCCGTTCGCCGACTTGTATACTTACACGGATGATTCGAGGGATATGTCTAACAGTAGCTCCTACGAGGAGTTTTTCGGACATTTTTCGTTTCTTGTGGAGCAATTGGAGCGGTTAATGATGCCAGGGCGGATCGTGGCCGTCCATTGCATGGAATTGCCGACACACAAATCTCGCGGTGAGGAGATTGGCATCAAGGATTTCCCCGGAGACATTGTACGGTGTTTTCTGCGGTATGATTTCGTGCAGCACTCGCCGAGGATCACGATCTGGAAAGATCCGCTGTTGGCGGCCGTTCGCACGAAGGCGATCGGTCTGGCACACAAGCAGATTGTCAAAGATTCGGCGTTCTGTCGAACCGGGATACCGGATTATATCATAGCGTTTCGCAAGCGAGGAGAAAATCCGGTGCCGGTTCGGCATGTAGATGGATTGACGGAGTACTGCGGGTCCAGGCGGGTGCCTGCAAAATTGGATGGATTTATCGGCTGGGGAGGTGAGCAGAAGAGAAACAAGCGGTCGCATTGGATATGGCAACAGTACGCGAGTCCAGTGTGGTTTGACGTTCGTCAGACAAACGTACTCTCGCATCGGGAGGCAAGAGATGGGGATGATGAGAAGCACATCTGCCCACTTCAACTCGACGTGATCGAGCGGTGTGTAGCCTTGTGGAGTGCCCAGGGAGATGTGGTGTTGACTCCGTTTATGGGAGTCGGATCGGAAGTGTATGTGGCTGTGAAGAATCGGAGGAAGGCGATCGGCGTCGAGTTGAAGGAATCGTACTTTGATCAAGCTGTGAAGAACTTGGAAATGCTTAGAATCAGAAAGAAAAGGGAAGCGAGACTGAATCTATGATTGAAGAACTTTACAAGAAACATCGTCCGAGCAGTCTCAAGCAGGTGATCGGGCAAGATGACGTGGTTCGGCAGCTTGTGGATTGGGGACGCAGGAGAGTGGTACCTCACTTCTTGTTGTTCACCGGTCCGAGCGGGGTGGGAAAGACGACCGTGGCTCGCATTCTTCGGAGGAAGCTGGGTTGTGGAGATGCAGATTATACGGAGGTGAATGCAGCAGACGCTCGCGGTATCGACATGGTACGGACTATTCGGTCCAATCTGATGCTGGCCCCGATCTCGGGCAAGTGTCGATTTTGGACGATTGACGAATCTCATCAGTTGACTTCTGAAGCACAGAACTCATTCTTGAAGATGTTGGAGGATACGCCAGAGCATGTCTGGTTTGTCTTGTCGACGACCAATCCACAGAAGTTATTGAAGACGATCGTCACCCGGGCCACCGAGTTGAAGTTTCGATCATTGTCGAGTAGGGACTTGGAACTTGTGATTGCGACGGTGATGGCGGCTGAGAATCAGAAGTTGCTTTCTCGCGATGTGATGGATCGGTTGGTGGACGCCGCCGAGGGCTCTGCTCGCAAGGTGCTAGTTTTATTGCACGCGATAATAGGGTTGAAGGACGAGGATGAGCAACTCGATGCGATCGCCAAGGGAGACCACAAGTCTCAGGCGATCGAACTTGCTAGATTGTTGATGCGTCCGGGAGTGTCTTGGTCGGAGGTAGCCAAGGTGCTAAAGAGTGTAGATGAGGAGCACGAATCATTGCGTCGTATTGTTCTCGGGTATAGCCGCTCCGTTCTTTTGGGTGGTGGAAAGGCGAGTCGTCGAGCTGCTGTGGTGATCGACCGATTTCAAGATGCTTTGTATGAGTCGGGAGCTGCTGGACTCGCTTTGGCATGCTACGACGTTGTTTGCCCAGAAAGGGAGTGAGGTGAGTAAGGCCAGAGTTGACTATTCGTTGGCGCGTACGCTGAACATGGGCAATTACGAATCGACGAAGATTGCCATCGGTTTGTCTCTTGAGTGCGGAGCATCGAAGGATGAGATCGAGTGGGCCTTTGTTCGAGCCAAGCGATTTGTAGACGGTGAGATAGCGAAGCAAGAACACGAGTGGAAGGTGGGAGGAGAAGAGATATGAGCGAAGATGCGAAGTCGGTGGAGTCGGTCCTGGAGATCGACGAGCACAATCTGGACCGAGAGTGGACGAGGCAACCGAAGCTCTATTTCCGATGGGCTGAACAGGCTGCCGACGCACGTCTCGCGATGGATGAGGCCAAGGCAGCCGTCGAGGTTGCCCGAGCAGTAGTGGACAGTGAGATTCGAGCCGATCCGGAGCGATACGGAATTGAAGGCAAAGTGACAGAGAAGGCTGTGGAGGCCTCGGTTTCTCGGTCCGCAGCGTGTGTGGGAGCTGTCCGTAAGTTTGGGAGAGCTAAGCATCGTTACGAGATCATGACAGCTTTGGTCTCGGCTTTGGAGCAGAGAAAGTCAGCTTTGGAGAACCTTGTCCGGTTGCATCTGGCAAACTATTACTCCGAGCCTCTGGCACCGAAGGAGCATCGCGAAGAGTTGGAGGAGATGCAGAAGGATCGGGCCTTCCATCCTCGGAGGAAAAGAGAAGATGGCTGAAGCGTTGGTGTGGTTGCTGATCGTGCTTAGTTTGCCATGGGCTGTGTTCATGGCAGTGAAGTTGGGCACGTATGCGTTTTTCAGGGGACGTGCATTGTATTACCACTACGAAGAAGAGGAGAGAATCAATGGGAAGAAGTCGTAAGAGAAAACCGGTTTCGGCACGCCGATGGCGAGAGGAGAGCCGTGGAGGTAGTAACTATCTACGTCTACCAGAGGGGCTCAAGACATTCTCGGGAAAGCCAGGTACGTACAGGCTGGATTTTATGAGTTACATTGCTGGCAAGGGAAATCCGCGAGCGGAGCCGGGCGAGCCGTACTTCGAGCGGACGTTTTTCGTTCATCAGGGGATCGGACCCAATCAGGATTGGCACCTTTGTTCCGCTCGGACGTTCAAGAAGCCGTGTCCGGTGTGTGAGTATCGAGCCAAGATGTCTGCTGATCCAGACGCCGAAGAGGATCTAATCAAGAAGCTGGCTCCGAAGGAGCGGCAACTATGGTTGGTCAAGGACTTGATGAACGATCCGGATAGTGTGTTGCTTTGGGAGGTGTCTTATCACCTCTTCGGCAAGTATTTGAGGGTCAAGATCAACAATTCCGACGAGGAGGACGGGTACGACCTCTTTGCGGACCCAACGGAGGGACTGACGATGCGTCTGGCCCTCCAGCAGTCCGACAGAGGGAAGTGGTCGGACGTTGGTGACATCGAGTTTCGTGCTCGCAAGCGGCAGTATGATCCGGAGATTATTGAAGAGATGCCTTGCTTGGACGAGCTTCTAGTAGAGACGCCGTATGACGAGTTGAAAGCTTTGTTCTTGCAGATTGAGAAAACAGACGAAGACGAAGAGTCGGAAGAGTCGGAGGGGAAGACTCGTCATCGGGATCGGGACAGGAAGGATCGGGTCAGGGAGGAAGAAGCTTCCGAAGAGAGGCCAAAGAAAGAAAAGCGACGTCGGGGTGTCTCGGTCGGAGACGAAGTCTGGTTCGATGGCATGGAGTGTGAAGTCGTTCATGTTTCTGGCGATGGGACGAGCCTGATATTGGAAGACGAGTATGGCACAATACATAAGGCTGTCGGGTATGAAGATCTTGAGGATGCGCCGTCCTGGGCGTCCAAGCCGTCCAAGCCGTCCAAGCCGTCCAAGCCGTCCAAGCCGTCCAAGCCGAAGAAGGAAGAGGATGATTGGGATGATTGGGATGATGAGGACGAAAAGCCAAGTAAGCCAAAGCGGGAGCATGTGACGGAGGATTCGGACGATGAGCTTGAAGAGAGGCCGTCCAAGTCGAAGAAGAAGAAGGAAGAAAACGAAGACGATTGGGATGATTGGTAGTGGACAGTGATCCTATCGGGTGAGCCAGCAGAGCCCGAGAACGTTGAGAGAGTATTGAGATGATCGAGGCGTTCAAAACGACCAGCCCTTCAGCTCTTCGTGGGCTTGCAGATAGAGGGGTGTGCTCGACGCATGAGCGGGTCTCCAGGTGCTTGGCCCCGGCACCGGTCATCGCTGGCGGGGCATTCATTTTACTACGAGGACTGACTCCCTACTTGGGGGACAGTCCTTCAGGGCGGCGTTTGAGGCAGGGTTGCGGGAGAGGGTCTTGGGGGAAGGGAAGGGCCTCTGGAGCCCCTTAGAATCGAAGCCAGGGGATCTGAGAGGGTCTTTTGAGAAGGACTTAGAGAAGCGGGAGGACAGGGTGGTAAGTCCCCTATTATGGGGGGTCTAGAGTGGCAATGATATCAGTGGAAGAAGTCAAGCAGATGATGCGGCGATCAAAAAAGCGAAGACCGGAGAAACGATTGCTTTTGAGCAGCGGCTCTACGTTGGTGAACTTGGCTTGTTCGGGTAGCATCGAAGGAGCGTTTCCTGCTGGCCATTATTGCTTCATTCCAGGCGATTCTATGTCGGGTAAGACGTGGCTCGGCATGTCCTGCTTTGCTGAGGCTGCGAACGATCGACGGTTTGCTCAGTATCGTTTGATCTACGATCCGACGGAGAGCGGGGCTATGATGGATCTGGAACGGTTCTTCGGCAAGCGAGCTGTGGAGAGAATCGAATGGATGGATCCGCCGAGTTGCACCGTTCGCGAGTTCTACTTCAACGTGGACGATGCTTTGGAAGAAGGACGCCCGTTCATCTACGTGCTCGATTCGCAGGATTCATTGAGCAGCGAGGAGGAGCAGCAAAAGTTTGAGGAAATCAAGACTGCACATCGCAAAGGCAAGACGACGACGGGCAGTTATGGGGACTCGAAGGCCAAGCTTCACTCGGCGAATATGCGGAAGCTGATGACTCCGCTTCGTGAGAGTGGTTCGATTCTGATCGTACTGAGTCAGACTCGCGACTCATTTGATCAGTTCAAGCCGGCTGCCTACTCGGGTGGTCGAGCTTTGTTGTTCTATGCCACACTGCAATTGTGGAGCAAGGTGAAGTCACGGATCAAGAAGAACGTGCGGGGAAAACCTCGACAACTTGGTGTGGTGGTGAAGGTCACGGTGAAGAAGAATCGCTTGACGGGCAAAGAAAGCTCTGTGGAGGTACCGATCTTTCATTCCTACGGGATTGACGATATTGGTAGTTGTGCCGATTATCTGGTTGACGAGAAGGTGTGGACGAAGTCTGGGAACGGTTTTGTTGAGGCTTCTGGGCTGGGCCCGACAATGAAGCTGAGGAGAGACGAGCTAGTGCGAAAGATTGAGCAAGAGGACCTCGTGGACGACCTGCGGGCTTTGGTACAGAGAACTTGGGATGAGGTGGAGCGAGAATGCGAGGTGGTGAGGAGGAAGAGATATGAGTGAGCGATTGGTCCAGGGAAACCGGAACGTATACTGCTTTTGAGAATGAGCGATTGCCCGGGTGAAATCGAAAGGAAACGTGCTTTAACCGAAACCCGGAATTGGAATCTGGCAGTTTACGAAAGGAGCGGTTATCATGTCGACGACACACGAGCGAGACGAGTTCGCATTATTGGAGGAGTTCGAGCGGGACCTGCCATCTGTCGCATGCTGGGCGGCAGTCGAACTACACAACCTCCTGCGAAACGGAGGTGAACGATTACGCGCTGTGCAGACGCTCGTATCCGACATTGAGGATTCGTTCGGCGCGCTAACGGAGCCAACAGCACCTGCTTCGCTGCTAGATCCTACAACCGCCGTCGTCATGAACGGCGCTATACACCAGACCATTTCCCAGGAACCGTTGAACACTGTCCGCGATCTGGCTGGGCGGGTCATGGAAGTTATGGAAGACCTCAAGGCGCTGCTCGCCGACCCCAGAGGATTCACCACTGGGAAGCTCGATAAAGTGAAACAACTGCGCGACTTCTGTGTGGCTGTGTCAAAGCATGCCTCTGGATTTGAGCCATCACCCTTTCGGGGTTAGGATAGTGACCAAAGCAAGAAAGACGTTGCCTGAGCTTTGGATGGTTCTTGACTGTCCGTTCCTCGCCCATCGAGCCGACGTTGCCGTCGAAGGGTTGGAATACGATGGGGAGGATACTTCTGTGCTGTTCGGCCTGTTGCGAGATCTGGTCGTGTGGCGAGACGTGTTCTCGACGGAGCGGTTCGTCTTTTGTTTTGATGCTGGAAAGAATCGGAGATTAGAGATCTACCAGCGATACAAGCAAAATCGTGTACCCAAGGAGGACGAGCCGGAGGAGGACAAGATCAAGAGACAAAGATTCCGAGAGCAGGTCAAGCGGCTTCGAGAGGAGGACCTGTTCAAGTTGGGCTTTCGGAACGTGCTCTGGGCAGATGGTTATGAAGCAGACGACGTGATTGCTTCTGTGTGCCTCTTTTCGCTGCCGGAGAAAGACCAAGCGATAGTGGTGACGAGTGATGCCGATCTCTGGCAGTTGATCTCGCCGTATGTATCGGTGTTCGATCCGAGGAATGGGCGACGACGAACGCTTCAATGGTTCTCCCATCAATACGGGCTGAGTCCGTGCCAGTGGGCGGACGTGAAGGCGATTGCCGGATGTTCGTCTGACAACGTGCGGGGAATCGAGGGGGTGGGCGAGAAGTCGGCCGTGGCATATCTGGCTGGCAGGATGAACACCGAGCACAAGCGGTACAAGAGAATTGTAGACGGGAATGATCGGTGGCGAAGGAACTTGCGGTTGGTGCAATTGCCGTTCGAGGGTTGTCCGCGGTTCGAGTTGCGAGAAGATCGGCTGACGAGAAGGAGATGGCGGAAGACATGCGAGCAGTGGGGCATGAAGAGTTTAAGAGGGATGTATCCAGGGAAATGAACATTCTCGCATTGGATCTTGGAACGAAAACGGGTTGGGCTATCAGTGATGGAGCCTCCGGAGTGCAGAGCTTCAAGCCTCGACGCGGGGATTCCCCGGGCATGCGATACCTGAACTTGCGTGCTTGGCTGTTGAGGGTATATGAGGTCTCTCCGTTCGAGTTGGTCGTCTATGAGCAGCCTCACCATCGGGGTGGCTACTCGACGGAGGTTTTGGTGGGGATGGCGACGCAAGTGCAGGCTTGGGCTGCTGAGCATGGAGTGGAAACGACCACGAGACAATCGTCGGAGATCAAGCGGTATGCCTTGGGCAGGGGGAGAGGATCAAAGTTGGCCATGATGCTAGCGTGCGAGAAGAGATTTGGATTTGAACCGATAGACGACAACCATTCGGACGCGTTGTGGCTTTTGTCGTTGGTTCAGTCGGAGCTTGAGGATGTTGGACGGGAGAAGATGGTATGCTGAGCAAGTCTGAGGCCAAGCGATTGCTGGATGAGATGAACTGCTTTGTTCCGCAGCATGCCGATGGGTTGAAAAGACCGTTCAGAATCGTCCGCAAGCTGGGCGAGGATGAGGTGAGGTATTGTGCTAGATGGGTGAGCCATGATGTGCAGTCTGGAGCGATCTATTGTGGTCGGGTGGCAGAGTACGAGTGTTTGGACCGAGGCGGATTGAAGTTGTTCTTGTGTGAAAAACATGCGTGCATGGAAAGGGGATGTCTAAGGCCGACACTTTGAGGGAGGATATTCAGGGGCGATGGACGGGTTGATGCAAGCCGACAAGGATTGGATCGACGGGAGGGTGTTTGCAAATCGAGAAAGGAGAGTGGGATGACGCCTCTGTTGGATGAATGGCTGAGAGCCGTCAATCAGCCGGTAGTGGATGACGTGACGGACCAGATGAGACGGACGATGAAAGTGGTATCCGACAATGGGAACTTCTCGGAAAATCAGTGCAAGCTGATAATCAGGGGTTTGTTGGACGATGCTCCGTTTGGATTTTGGTTGGAAAAGAGGTAGAAAGTGCCTCTTGAACGCATGAGGGTCCGAAACTTCCAGAGACATGAGGACTTCCGCGTCGTGTTCGATGAGCGGGTCACCACCTTTGTCGGTACGAGTGATGCGGGCAAGTCGTCAATCCTTCGGGCTTTGAAGTGGACGATGACGAACCGGCCGTCCGGTTCCGCTTTCGTTCGGCATGATACAAAGGAAGCATCGGCAGTGCTTTGGTTGGATGGACATCGGCTTTCTCGCCGGAAGGGAAAGGGTGTGAACAAGCTCGTGCTGGACGGCATGGAGTTGGAGGCGTTCGGCACCGAACTTCCTGAGCCAGTCCGGCTATTGTGCAATGTGGATAGAGCGAACTTTCAAGGTCAGCATGATCCACCATTTTGGCTTTCGCTCACTGCGGGGCAAGCGAGCAAAGAACTCAATGCTGTGGTGAACTTGGACGAGATCGACCGTACGCTAGCTGCGGTGCTGCGAGTGGAGAAGAGAGCGAAGACTGAAGTAGAGCTGTGCGAGAAGCGGGAGAAAGAGGCCGAGCGGGACTGTGAGATGCTGCGGTGGGTGACGGAGATGGAGGTGGAGTGGCAAAAGTTGGAGAAAGAGCAGAAGAGGTTCGATTGTGCAGAGGGGAAGTTGGAGCGGTGCAAGGAATTGCTTGGAGAGGTGAAGCGATTTCGCCGGCATGTTGAGATGGAGGTGCCAAATACAGAGGAGTTGGACGTCTTGATAGTGGAGTTGGAGGAGGTGGAAGATGAGTTGAGGAAGGCAGAGAACATGATGGAAGAGATCAGCCGTTTAGATTGTGGTGAGGAGATTGAAGCTGAAATCGACGATTTGCGGGCACAGCTCTCGGTCGAGACGGGTGGAGTCTGTCCGTTGTGTGGAGGAGTGTTGGAATGTTAGAGAAGATTGCGATTCTGTGCTCGGATCTGCATCTTTCACACGTTCCGCCGATGGCTCGGAGTGGGGAACCAGACTGGTACGAGGCGATGGCACGACCGTTGCGAGAGGTGAGCCAGTTGGCCGAAGACGGGGATTTGCCGGTGCTGTGCGGCGGAGACGTTTTCGATCGATGGAGCAGCCCGCCGGAGTTGGTCAACTTTGCCATGAAACATCTGCCGTGTCGCTTCTGGTCGATCGCCGGGCAGCACGACCTGCCGTACCACAGTTGGGAGAACAGAAGAAAGTCGTCCTTCTGGACGTTGGTCTTGTCTCAGACGATTCGCGAGTTGTGGGACGGTGGTTGTGGCTTGGGAGTTCCGGTGAAGAGTCAGATTCGTGCCTGGGGATTTAACTGGGGCGAGGAGTTGTTGAACGGCGAGCCCGAAGATTGTGCCTCTGTTGTGAAGGTGCTTGTCGCTCATCAATACGTTTGGCTTCCTGGGTATGGGCATCCTGGGGTGTCTTCCGAACGGAACGAGCTTCTGCATTTTCTTGAGCGATTGCGGGGGTACGACGTAGCTTTGTTTGGTGACAACCACAAGGGATTTTTGAGGTCGCTCCGTAGGCTCAAGGTTGAAGTTTCCAACGCCGAAACGATGGTGCGGAAATGTGTAGATGAGGCGGAATATATCGAAGTCTTCAACGCTGGAACGATGATGCGGAGGTGTGTGGACGAGGTGAACTACCGGCCGATGGTGGGGGTTCTGTTCGAAGACGGCTCTGTGGAACCGCATCATTTGGACACGTCGCAAGATGTGTTCGATTCGTCTGACGAGATGCGAGAGGCCGAGCAGGTGGTTCTGAATCTCGATTCGTTTTTGAATGAGTTGCAGGGGTTGGGTGGGACAGGATTGGATTTTCGCCGGGCGGTGGAGATCGCCATGAATCGCGAGCAAGTGAGCCTAGCGGTGCGAAAGATTATTCTAAACGCGATGGAGAAAGATAGCAGTGGAAGTTGAGGAGTATGTTCGTCTGAAGTCCAGGATAGATGCCCTTCGACAGCGAAAGGCTCGAGCCGAGGGAGCGTTGGAGCAAGCTGAGAAGAGGTTGGAAGAAGAGTTGGGAGTACCTGCATCGGAAGCCGGAAGTCGGATCGTTGCTCTAGAGGAAAAGGTGAAGCGGTTGCGTCGGCAGATCGAGCGAAGATTGGAAGCGTTTGCGGAGAAGTGGGGCGAGAAGTTGGAGAGAGAAGTGAGATGAAAATGATTTTGTGGAGAGGAGAGTAGTAAGATGGATTTCAAAGAGGAGTTGGTTGTTGTGCTGAACCGTCATTCTGCCGAGAATAGTAGTGATACGCCGGATTTCGTCTTGGCAGAGTACATGCTTCTGTGCTTGGAAGCGTTTGACAAGGCAGTGCGGCGACGCGAAGCATGGTACGGAAGGGAAGTAGGGGATTGGATGAAGGAAAAGGTGGAGGAGAAGAAGAGTGAGGGATTGGAAGAGGTTGGTCGATCGAGCGGTAGCCTCCGAGGTTCGAGCCCGTCAGCGTCTAACGGAGACGAAGAATGAAGTGGTGGAAGCGAAGATGAGGGCCGGTGAAGCCGAGACGGCTAGGAGATTGCTTCAAGGTGTGGCATCGGCCGTCCAGCAGAAGGCTCACGGACAGATAGCTTCGGTTGTGTCCCGTTGCTTAGAGGCAGTGTTCGACGATCCCTACGAGTTCAGAGTAGAATTTTTGGAGAAGCGGGGCAAGACAGAGGCAAACATGCTATTTGTGAGAAGTGGCAATCCGGTGGACCCGATGTCAGCCTCCGGTGGCGGAGTGGTGGATGTGGCAGCATTTGCAGCTCGGTTGGCATGTCTGATGCTGTCTCGTCCGGCGAGAAGAAGGTTGCTAGTGCTGGACGAGCCGTTTCGTTTTGTCAGCCGTGATTTGCGTCCGAGGGTGCGGGAGTTGGTTGAAGTATTGGCTGGCGAGATGCAGATGCAATTCGTGTTGGTCACACACGATCCGCAGTTGGCCGTCGGAAGGGTGGTGGGAGTATAGACAGATGTGGATTTAGTTTGGAGAAGAGTTGTGGGTGGAACGTACAGAGCAACAGTTTCTAGCTGAAGGAGAAGATCATGATTGACGGCTGGACGATCTATTGGATTACACGGCTCGACGCTGTGGATGCTTGGCTTACTGGTACGCTGATAGTATTCGCGCTCATGACTGCTGTGGGTGCAATGATAAGTTTACTTTGGGTGATAGAGTACGAGAAATGGCCGCGGTTTGGCACGCGGGGCTTGTCTGTTGGCGTTGTCCTCTGTCTCTTGCTTAGCGTGGCGATCGTGTTTGTGCCGACTACTAAGGAGGCTGCCGCCATTGTGGTGATTCCCGCTGTTGCGAACAACGAGACGGTCCAGGGAGAGGTGAGCGAGTTGTATACGTTGGCGAAGGAGTGGTTAGAGAAGCAGATGACTGAGGAAGAGGAAGGAACCGGAGACAATGAGTGAACCGCGACCGAAGAGCGTAGCCGACGTAGCTGAGTGAACCGTGAAGGGTAAGCATAGCCGAAATGTTGGAATGTACCGATGGATATAGTAAGTTTTAGCGGTGGTAAAGACTCAACTGCAATGCTGCTTCTTATGATAGAAAAGAGCATGCATATAGATCGGATTGTTTTTGTGGATACTACTAAAGAGTTTCCTCAAATGTATACTCATATAGAAAAGGTTAAGTCATTCATTAAACCTTATGAAATCGAAACGGTTAAAATTGACTATGACTATTGGTTTGCTGATCACATCAAGACAAGAGGTAAGAACAAAGGAAAAAAGGGGTACGGCTGGCCGGATTTTAGAAATAGGTGGTGCACGGCATTGAAGCGAGAAGCCTTTTTATCACAAGTTAATAGTAATAGTTACAACCCAAGAAAACGTGGATGTCAAGTTAGAAAACGTGGATGTATAGAGATAATTGAACATCACGGTATCGCCTATGATGAAAAGAACCGGTGCAAAAAGAACGAAGGTTGTATCATAAAATATCCTTTGGTAGACTGGAAGATAACGGGAAAACAAGCTCTTCAATATTGTTATTCCAAAGGTTTTGATTGGGGCGGTCTATATGAAAAAATGCATAGGGTCTCTTGTTGGTGTTGCCCTTTATCACGGATAAGCGAACTAAGAATTTTGCATAACGAATTTCCGGAGTTATGGGATGAACTAATTCGAATGGATAAAAAATCATTTCGCAGGTTCCGAAGCGATTACTCTATTGAGCAGTTGAAGGAGCGGTTAGAGAAGCAGATGACTGAGGAAGAGGAAGAGGAGGAAGAAGGAAGTGGAGGCGTTCAGGTAGTGAGATAGAACTGGAGGGCTGTAGGAAATGTTGTTGATCAGACCGAGTTTCGAGATCTTGACGCAGATCGATCGGGTGGCAATCTTGAAGCGGATCGAGCTAGCTGGAAGAACCTGTTACAAGTCGGAGGGTCGGATCACCGAAGATTCTGCCCCATCATTTGTGAAAGGGATCATCGAAAGCGGCCATGAGTCGGTGATCGAGCACGCGTCCATTTCCGTCAAGTTCATCGTGGATCGCGGAGTATCACACGAGTTGGTGCGACACAGGATCGCCAGTTATTCGCAAGAAAGCACACGGTTTTGTGATTACATTGGTAGTCACATGGCCACGACGATCACTGGGTGCAGCACTTACGGCATCATCTTTGGTGGTCACGTGTGCTTCGTGATTCCGTCATGGGTTAGAACAGAATTGCCGGAGAAGATGGAGGACGATGCATTTTCTCCTGATTGGGAGCCAAGCGTCGGTAAGTGGCTTTCTGCGATGCGGACGGCGGAGATTGCCTATCAGGACTTGCGGGGGATGAGATGGACACCTCAGCAAGCCCGCTCCGTCTTGCCCAACTCGCTAAAGACGGAGATCGTGACGACGATGAACTTGCGAGAATGGAGGCATGTGCTGCGATTGAGAACGAGCAAGAGGGCGCATCCACAGATGCGAGAGGTGATGATTCCGTTGTTGGAAGAGTTGAAGAAAGTCTTGCCAGAGGTGTTTCAAGACGTGGCTGTACCCCTATGATGGGGGATGGCCAAAACCGAAACATCAGAAAATCAAAGAAAAGGCAAAAAGTGGGTCGTTGCAATTACCTCTTGACGAAAGCGGAAGAGAAAGAGCTCCAGCAGAAGCTCCAGCGTGAATATCTGGCCGGAGCGTGGCCGACATACCACGAAGCAGCTCTCAGGCATGGCGTGCCAGATTCGATCGTAAGTCGTCTGATGCGCAAGATCAAGTTGGGCATACGGGAGACACTCGAGGAGCAGAGGGAGGAAGAAGTCAACCGTACGCTGTTGCAGATCGAAGGTACGATTGGAAAGGCTCTGGAAGCGTTTGAAATCAGCCGAAAAGCGAAATTTCGTTGCAAGCAGTGTAAGGGATTGGGAGAGAACGAGAATGGAGACGTGTGTGAGCTGTGCGATGGAGAGGGTTGGATTGAGGAGGTTCGTCCTGGAGATTCCAAGCATTTGTTGGTGGCGTTGAAGGCATTGGAACAGAAGGCAAAGATCTATGCAATGTACCCCGAGAGGAAAAGGACGACGATCAGGCAGTACAATTTGATCCAGGGTGGGGAAGAGCAGAACCCGTTGGTGGGAGCTTCGACCGAGTTGTTGATTCGTGCCAGACGGTTGTTGTTGGAGTTGCAGGGAGGGGGTGGAGACGGGCAGGTCTTGGACGTCGAAGCTATAGAAGTGGTAGATGAGAAGAAAGAAGATCTTGGCAGGAGCACAGGAGAAGGAACATGATAAGTGAATGAAGACCCTCCTCTTTCTCTTCCTTTTTCCGAACAACAGCTTTCGGAAGCTATAGTAGATCGAGTCCGAGACGATTTCACCGTCTTCGTTCGGATTTTGGTCATTCCATCCGCTTCTGGACCGATGCTGCTCGAAGATGCGATGCAAGAGTACGAGCATCGGGGAGCGGAGCCGTTCCAACGAAGATTCTTCGAGGATGTGGCGTTGTCTCTCCACGCTGTGCGAATTGGAGGCATACCGCCTTGCCGTCGCTTTTGGCTGGAGAGGACGAAGAAAGCCTCGAAAGACAGCGATCTGGCTGTCTGCATTCTCTGGCTGATGGCTTTTCCGAAGCGACCGATCTTCTGCCAGATTGTAGCTGCTGATAGGGATCAGGCAGGAATCATCAAGCGTCGGGTTGAAGATATTCTTTTCTACAATGAATGGTTGAAGGAGTTTGTTCGGGTTACGGTGAACAAGATTATGAGTACTGATGGGCTCGGAGTGACGGTAATTGAAGCAACGGACAGATCTTCGGCTCATGGTGAGACTCCGGCTTTGCTGGTGTTGAATGAGTTGGTTCATGTGGCGAAGTGGGAGGTGATGGAGGCTCATTACAACAACGCTGCTGGCGTGCCTCGCGGAATAATGATCGTTTCGACCAATGCCGGATATAGAGGTACTAAGGCGGAGAAGTGGAAGCAGAATGCTTTGGATCAACCGGATCGTTGGCATATACACACTTGGCGGGAGAAGGCTCCGTGGCTAAGTGATGAAGACGTGGCGGACGCGAAGCGAATTAACCTGCCATCTGAATTTGCTCGATTGTTTGGTGGACGGTGGCCGAGTGGGCAGGGAGATGTTCTTACTGAGGAAGCAATAAATGGCATATTTCGTGGAGATCTGGACTGGATGAAGGGAGACGAGGAAGGCTGGGAGTTTGTAGCAGGGTTGGATCTCGGACGTACTCACGATCATTCCGGAGTGCTTGTGTTGGGAGTAAGCACGAAGGAAAGGCGAATTCGGGTGGCATATCTTCGCGATATAGAGCCTACGTTGTTGAACAGCGTGGGATTGAAGCAAGTGGATGTGGAGGAGGTGAAGCGAGAGATTGTTTTTGTGCATCAGCAGTTTTCTCCGCTATGGTTTGGCTACGATCCAGCAGAAGGAGCGTTTCACTTCGAGCAAGAATTGCGGACGCATGGCATCGGAATGGTGCAGGTGACGTTTTCTGGCAGTAGTTTGAGGGAGATGGCCGAAGCGTTCACGAAGTGCGTTCCCTGCCTGGAATCGCCGGAGAGTGAGGTTTTGCGTCGAGACTTTGGAAAGTTTTCTTGGAAACACACTCCACCGGACAAGGTGAGGATCGTCTCATTGCGAGATGAACATGGGCATGCTGATGTGGGAACAGCCCTGCTCATCTGCCTGCCGAAGGCTGTGGAGCTGATTGGAGGGGGATTGGTGTCGGGAGATCTAGGTGAATTTTTCCACCCTTCCGGGGAGTTGAAGGAAGAGGATGTGGTAGCTGCTCGAAAGACAGATCCATTCTTGGATGAGTTGTTGGGTGGGCATGGAGAGATGGAAGAGGAAAGATTGCATCGAGAAGCTAGCAGAGAGAGGCTGAGCAGAGATTTTGACTTTCCGGATTTCTGGTGATGAAGGGTGAAAGAAGGGGACCGATGAGTCGATCTGGACGGTGTTGACGTTGGAAATTGACTAGGTGGGCTTTTGGTTTTCCATTATAATGGGAAGGAGGTAGGGATGGGGCGCACACGAAAGAGAAGCTCGACAGAGTGGATGATCAAGGCTTTGGCCAAGGCAGACAGGACGGATGTGTCCCTACCGCCGGAGTTTCTTTGTGGGCTGCGTGGTGCTTTGGAGGCAGGTTTGAGCTGTGAGGAGATTACCGCTTTGCTCGTGTTATTCACGGGAGTCTACGAGGCGGGAGAGAGGATGACGGGGTCGGAGCTGGTGGAGAGAGCGAAGCATCTGGCGGTCTCGATGAAAGGGGACATTTGCCTACGTGCTGACGAACGTGCACAGAGGCGGAAGAATAGGGAGGCTCTGCTAGCGAAGAGAAGACGGAAACGAGGAACAGTTGGGGGAGGTATTTGACCTTTCGTTTTGTTGTATGAGACATGAGAAGGGAGGAAATGAGATGAGTTGGTTTCAGATTCTTGTGATGGCCATGCTGGATTTGGCTAAGGCGATCTTTCGCTTTCCGGTCGATTGGTCCGACGAAAAGCAAGTCCAGGAGTGGCTTCGTGGAATGGAGGAGCATCTGGCTCTCATCATCACGATGTTGCTGCCAGATGAAGAGGTAGAGCCAGCAGTTAAGGCTCCGGGTCGTTCCAAAGTCTGCTGCGAGTATACCACACGTTTCAACGGTGCCACGTTGGAGTACTTTCGCGGCAAGACGTCTGATGGGATTGACTTCGACCAGATTATTGATTGGGTGGCAGATTTGCTTTGCACTTGGTGGCCCAGTCGCTGTGCGTTGATCAAAATCATCGCTTCGTTGGCCAAGCAGATTTTCAAGTGGCTGGCTGATGAAGAGAGAAAGGTCCCAGTCGAAGCGAAGTTGGGGTGAGCAAGATGAGGGATTTCTGCAAAGCGTTCGCATGTGCTATGAATGTGCCCGCATGTGCTGTTTGTGAGGAGTTCGCCGATGAGGAAGACCTTGATAGTGTTGTGGATGATGCTGATCGCCAGTGTAGCGATGGCTCAGCAAACTTACATCGAGGCGGAGGGAAAGTTGCATCCCCGCTCGTTGCCGACGACGAAGGTTGCAACGGTGCTGCCGGCGAAAGTGCCTGGGGCTGACGGTCTGGATATTGATGGTCCCAGTATCGCCGATGTTGATGAGTATGTCCATCTGGAAGTGATTGGACTGCCCCCGATTGACTCGTCCCAGACGTTGGAAGAGGCTTTGGCCTGGACGCGGAACATCGCTATGCAGGTGCAGCAGCCGCCTGAGTCTAAGGAAGTGGACTTCGACGTCACGTTGGGATTTCGGTTGCTCCCTGTGCTGAGATGGAAGTTAACGCTCGATTTGAAGGCCAGCGCCGCTGGTGACTATGCAGTAGCGTTCGCTATGCCGGGTGTCGATGGCGGTCCGGTCCAACTGGCGACGCATGGTGTAAGGTTTGGTGCTGGTCCGATTCCGCCTGAGCCGGACCCAGTACTCCAAGTGAGTCCCGAGGAGCTTTTTGCTTCACGAGGCCCGCCGGGTGGGCCGTTTGATCCACCTGGGAAGCCGTATCTGGTGACGAACGTAGGCCAAGGCTATCTAAACTGGGGTGTTTCCATCTCGGAACCATGGCTTTCTGTGAGTCCCTCGTCGGGTGTGTTGGGGCCGGGGCAGTCCACGGAGGCGATCGTTGGTCTCACCAAACTGGCGGAAACACTCCCGGTCGGCATTCATGCCAGTGCTGTCTTGTTTCAGAATGTCACGAATGGCAAGGGAAACACTCCGCGTTTGGCTGCCCTGACGGTGCAAGGCGAACCGCCTCCACCGCCGGTCAGGGAACTGTGGGGTGTGGTCGTCTATGAGGGTCACGAGCCGGACACCGCGGTGGAAGTAGAGGATTGGATACAGTGGACTAAGGTGTTGACGTCTGAACGGATTGATGGCCTGTTCGAGTCAGGTCACTATCGCAAGATCGACAAAGATGAGGACGTCAGCGAGTCTCTTCAGTCCTATGTAGACCACGCTGAAAGTAAGCCTTTGCCCTACTTCATGCTTGTGAATGAGGAGGGTGAATTTGTTTGGGAAGGAGTCCTGCCCAAGTCCATTGATGCGACGGTGCAGATCATTCAGAAGTATTTACCTGAGCACAAGGATCACCGCAAGGAACACAGGGAGCTTCCTCGAAGTTCGGAAGTGGTTCCGCGAATCCGAATCTGTACGCCTGGTGGATGCTTACTGGTTCCTATGCAGCCGAAATAGGAGACTGCGATGAGTCGTGAACTAGCTGATCTTGCGTTTCAGAAGCAGATACACGATCGTCATGCGGAATTGCTGAAGCGGTATCTGGACCCGCCTTTTTCAAGGCGGGTGATGAATCTTGATTTGGAAGCGGAGTTGGATGAAATCGAGACTTTGTTGCTCGACAGACCACCGCTTTACAAGGCGCCGAACGGTTCGCTCTGTCGCAGACGCCCTGGTCTCCTTGTGGAGAACAGACTGCCTCCGCCCCAACTGACGAGCATGGCTACCATTCCTGTCTCCGAATGGACGGACCTGATTGAGGATCCGGACGCAGCCGATTTCCAGCAGTACAACAGATTCACTTTGGATCAGGACGGGGTTGGGTCTTGTGGTGCAGAGGGTGCCACGGGACTCTTGATGGACACGCGTCATTTCACGTTGCAGGAGCCGGTGAAGCTGAACCCGTGGTTTGTTTACCACACGACTTCTGGTGGGCATGATGGTGGCAGCAGTCTTCAAGACAATGTGGCATTCCTTCAGAAGTATGGAGCTGCTTCTCAAGAAGTCTGGCCGCGGAGTAAGGGTTGGCGAGCCGAGCCAAGTGATGAGGCAAAGCAAGATGCTTTGAAGTATCGGCTGACAGAGGTTGCCCGGGTGTCGTCCAAGCAAGAGTTTGGTACCTGCTTGTTGCTGGGGCGAGGGGTCTATTTTGGCTATTCGGGCCACGCGATCTACGCCACGAAACTGCTTTCTACGACGCGGTTTGTTTACAAGAATAGTTGGGGTGATTGGGGGGATGACGGATTCGGTACGTTGTCGTTCGATCGCGTTCATTGGGGCTACGGGGCTTACTGCTTTTTGAGTGTGTTACATTCGACTCCTTTCATGTGACATTTGTTGGAGGGTTGGTTCGTGGCGCGTTTGACCCCTGTGTTTGCAATCATCTTGTTCAGTGCTGCTGAGCTGTCTGAAGCTTCGGCGGGAATTTTCAAACTCGTTGGTGAGTTGGGGGCCGTTGGAATCCTGGGTTGGTACTGTTGGTATGTGACGAAGAAGGCAATGCCGGGGCTGACCCGCGAATACCGTGAGGAGGTCGCGGCAGAGAGGAGAGAGTCTGCGGAGACACGCCGAGTTTATCGCGAAGAAACGGCAGAGTTACGAGCACACAACGAGGCGGTGGTCGATAGGATGATGGCGAAGTGGGGGGCTGTGCAGGACAAGCAGCATGAGGACAATGTAGAGATGGTCAAGGCGATCCGTGAGTTGGTTATCAAGGTGTCTGAGTGTTCTTCTTGTCCCGACAGAAGACCTAGAGATGACTTTCGGTGAGAGAATAGACCAATCGCACGTGCATGCTTCGTGCGGCAAGATACCGTGCCCGAAGTGCGGCGGCAGCGGGCGGGGCTACGCGACGAAGAAGACCGGCCGGGCCGGAGTGAAGTAAACCATGGCGACTATCCTCGACCACTGGCAATCGTGCGACGGCTACAACGCTGCGTGTCTGCTCTCCAACGGCGAGCGGATGACGTTTCACTGGCTGGCGAAGCCCAAGGACGTGCAGGTCGCAGCGGACAAACTGGAGGCTGCGCACTTGGCACGGCTGGAGGACCAGGACGAATGGGAAGTAATCGGAGAGCAGTTGTAAGGGAACGCCGTCGTTGCCGGACGATCGACCTGCGAATATCGCGGGGCCGGCACGTCTCCAC